CGATCTGACCTTCAACTTGATCGATTGCATCCTGCACATTCGTTGCGGCAAGACCACTCGTTGCATTGCTATATGTAACCGTGCTGGCAGTCGAAAGTCCAATCGTACTGAAATCGACGAGGAACGACCAGTAAACCTCATCATCTTTGATCGATCCACCCGGCAGACTGTTCGAGATATGCTTCGTCTTACAAAGCGCGAATATACCTCGAACCGAGTCGTATGTAAGATCGTAGGGATAATACTGTGTGTTCTGTGCCCACTCTCCCCTCGGGGCGAAGCCACTAATCACTTGTATCCAATATGTCGGATGGGCCGCTCGATCCGCCGCAAATGTTCCGGTCGCAGCCGACGTATGTTCGAAATTACACATCCAGGTCGTGCTGGTATCAGTATCAATAACAGTAACACCGATCACGTAATGCTTCGAGTTCTCCCATGGCACCGAGTTCGCAGTGGACATCGCGCCATAGATCAACCCATCAATCTTCGCAATGTCCTGATTGATAAGGTCATGCCACGGCCCCATCCTGAAATCAGGGAGCGCCAGCCCGAAGTTCTTGGTATAACTGGTTGTCATGTGTGTCTCACACAGGTTATCGGGCGAACCCTGACCCTTTATGACCGCTGGCGAACAGGAATGACAGATTGACGAGTTCTAGCTTCTTAGTAACCGAACCTTCAATCCTGAATTTGACGGTTTTGAACTTAACTGGGAAGCCGTACAAGCGTGGGTCGCGAGATCGGCGGCCCATGCCATAAGGATCATCGTCGAACCCGTAACCATAAGCATCGTTACCAATGAACACCATTGTGAGTGCTGGGTCATAGATTTTTGCTCCTGTTACGTCCTTGTAAAGGTTATCGACATAGGCAGTCAGCGTGAACTCAGCGTCGCCTTTCGTCGCTATGCTCACGTATCGGAGTTGCTTTAGCTTTGTAGGATCTTTCCCGTCGATCCAAGGCAGTTCGAACTCGATGTTTATTGGTACGCCGAAGTATTGCTTCCAGTTGTCTGGGTGAGTCTCCCTCTCCAGTTCGAAAGAAGGCAGACTTGAACCCGTGTACGATACTAGGCATTGCCACACCTCACTGGTTGTAGTGTCGAGAACAAGCTGACCAGCAGTCCATACTGTACTAGGTGCATACACAGCATCCCGATCCATAATGCGGTCAGCATAGTAATTCTCCCCGTCGAATGTACTGTTCCCTTTCAGGAACACCTTGGTCCCATATGCAACGTAGAACCTTCCGAGAATACTTGTCCATCCAGCCCGGAACGCGACCGTCTTGCGAAGAAGGGACCACGCGTGCATTTTCAGCCGAGTATTAAACGTGTAACACAACACGTCCTTGTTCGGCAAGAATATCAGGTAGTCATTGTTCAGTTTATCGTAAGCTGCGAAGACAACCTTAAGCTGTTCATTATCAGTGAGTGCGCCCACCATCCTCCTGTAAGAAGGAGATACCACGGAAGATAAATAGTCGCTATCCATACTGTCAGGTGCGTACATATTCCTTCGGGCAGAAGCCAGCCCGCTAAGACCACTAAACAGAATATCGTTTTCGATAGTAACGATACATCGGCTGCCAAGCAGACCAAACTGAGGGAGAGTATCAGGAAATTCAGGAACATGATTACCAGCTTCATCGTGTTTTCCTAACTTGATCTGGATGACCACGTTCTGAAGAAACACAAGCAGGAATGTTCTGAAACCTGCAATGCCTCTGATTGCTGCGGCGCCCTCTGGTGCGTATGCACCTACATCGATAGATATGCCATCGTTAGGAGGGGGATCACCGGGAAATACCCCAGAAGTACCTTGTGCGCTAAGGATGATTTCAGTGGGATTGGACGGTATTCCAGCAACGCAATGATAATTAGCTGCAACACAACCGTATTTCCCAATAGGAACGTTAACATTGGACCCTGTTCCTAAATCCTGTAGATATTTCACGGCAAAGGTCGAGTCGATGACTATCGGCTTGTCCTTCCCGTTGTGAATAACGAGCGTATTTTTAAAAGGAACGAAAGTAACTTGGGTAACAGTAGGTCCCCAAGCTGCGGGGGCACCCGGGAGGGCAGCGGCAATGGCCGTGTTCCAGATTTCAACAACCGAAGTACCTGTTTCATTAATCTTGAGAACATTGCCGGACTCCGTTACGACAATATTCATACCGTTAAAATAATAGCCGTCAACGATTGGGGAGTTGCGTACGCTCTTGATATCGCAGTTGAAATGCGATCCAAAGCGTACGGCCTGAGAGCCAGAGGATGTACGATGGAAGTTGACCAGTTCCACTTGGAACTTCGGAGGCATCGACAAATCTTCGTCGATGCTATTCCAGCCACCGCCAAAGCCACGAAGGGTCGTGGACTCTAGTCGGGAAGCCGGTCTGGCCCCCTTGCGCTTTTTAAACGCTGTGACCATCGTAGACCCCTGTGTGTATCACACAGACTCAGTAAGGAGTCGTGGGATACCAAGTGTAAGGTACACCGCTACCCGACGGGTTTGGGGTCATCTTGCGGCGAGCTAGGTTCACAGTCACTTCGTTGAACCTATCATCGGCAAGGGATTGCTGGTCTTGCATCGCGTTGGTATTGATATCGTCGTGCGAGAGTGTCATCCATGCCGTAGCATGAACGAGCATAACGTCGTCAAGGTCCATTACGTCTTCCCACGCCCATGGGTCCATTTGCCCATTGGTAGCGAATTGCCGGGGATAGTGTCGCCAGACGATGACAATATTCCCGGTGGCAGTTGGCGGAATGACCTGTATACGCTTATATTGAAAGTCGGGGTCGATGGTTGGCAGAGTACTCCAAAATCGCGCGGGTCCGCTGCCGCGCAACATCGCAGGATTTCGCCGGGTTCCGAAGACGGGTAACTCAATATCTGATCCTTCGGGAAAGATGGTAAACACGTCCTCAGACGCTTTAAGATACTGAAACTCATCTGTCGTGATCTTTCCGGCTACGCCATCCAAAGTTGCCAGCGTATACGAGGTGTACTGCTCCCACGGATACTTCTTGTGAAAGGTATCGAAGGCCCGGATGCAGTCGCGAAACATACGGTCATCACTGTATGTCTGCACGCCTGCACCCGGAACGTCGCCAAGAAGCTCCTGAGCGTCGGTAACAATCTCTCGGATCGTCTTGGACATCTGTGTGTCTCACACTAGGCTGCGAACTGTTTGATCCCGTGCAGCCCACCACGGTCATTGGCGTTCACCGAGTTGTCAGCACGAAGCCCGATGATGAACTCTTTGATGCCATCGAATGCCGCCGTAGCTGTGTACTGACCACGGGTGTCCCCGGTAAGGGCCGTCGCCGGATCAGTCACGTCCGGGGCAGTCCACGCCGAGAACAGTGTCGCAGGATCGATTAGAACCGGCGGATTGCCTTCCTTCGCCCATTCGATCGAACCCTTGAACGGCAGACCAAGTTTGCTGCCAACAGTACCAATCTGCACTGTAATAGCAGCACCACCGGCGACGACCTTGTAACCAAGCACTCGATAGAAAGACTTCTTGCCGACCACGGCTGTTGCCACCGCAGCCCAAGCTGCACGCTCGACCATGGGCTGTCCTAGGTAGTCCTCACCCCATACGTCCAAGGTCATTGTGACCGAGCCCGACGGGGTAAGTTGGATCGGGCGACCATACGGCGAGTCCGCAACCCACGCTGTGGGAAGCCAAACCATCGAACCGTTCGCCGCATTGGTCGCAAGACCGTTGCCAATTGCCGTGGCACTGGCAAGGGCTGGCTTGCCGAGGGAGAACGAATTGCACGCGTTCATCTCAAGCGAAGCCGACCACTGCATTGCAGGGACATAGTTATTGATGCCCTGCATATTGTTCTGAGCAGGTCGAAACATATTCTTCTCCTAAGCTGCGATCTCGTCTTCGTCGGGGTCGCGAGGTACAAAATCCTTAACCTCGATTTTGCCCTTAGCTTCCGCTAGATCGATGACCATTTGTTCAAGTTCACGGTAGGATGCCGAGCGCAGCATTGGGTCCTGCGACATGAACATCTTTCCGAGGGGTGAGTTCGGGTCGTTCAGACCATCCAACTGGATGATCGTCGGTTCCTTGTGGAGTTGGTAATGACGCAGCCTTGCAAGGCTTCGTACTCTGATGGCATGGCCTCGCGGGAAGTAGACGAGATAGCCTGCGTCTTCATCGACAAGCTTTTTCTTGATCCCGTCCTTTGTCCAGTAATGCTTCTCACGCTTGACAGTGCCTTCTTGCTTGACGACGACGAAAGCCAAGCGTGAGCCCTTGAGAATGCCTGATGCCATCATGTTATTTGTTCCTTTGTTAAGAGTACGTGTGTCTCACACAGACCTTACGAATTGGTAAGGTATGCGTGCGTTCGGTACTGCCTCCAAGTGCAAAGCTGGCCTTCCCAGACCACACGCCGGCCGGTGGCGTCCATGTTCCACGGAGACGAAAGCTTCTTGATCCGCATGTTGCAGCCCTTGAGGACGTGCAACGTCAGATATTCCTCGTTGATGAAGTAAGCGTCGAGGGCAGCAAGCTTTTCGTCAAATAGGAGTGGAATGCCATTGTGCGTCGTGCCGGAAATGCCGAGATTGACAAGCTTCCGTCCGGTGCCTGAGTCTTTGAGCTGGATTTGCTGCTTGTCTCGGGCGGCGGCTTTGTGCATCCGGTAGATGTTTCGACCCGCAAAAATGACTGTAGGCCGAGGCGAGGACTGACCATCGGAGCTTCGATTGAGGTCAAGCTCGATGATGTCATCGAACGCTTCTTCGATATTTTCAGGCGAGAGTGTGCCGTTGAAATCATAGGAAGAACTCCTCCACTGTGACTCCGTGGCGAGATTGATCCCGCCCACGACACCCACAGTCGGATCGGCCGGGATGAGGTTCCCGAGCCCGTTCGGGTCAGAGCCCACGCCGACGGACGTGTGGTATTGAGCGAACTTGCGCTTGATGGACTCGTCCAGAGCTTGGATTTTGCCCTTCAAGATTTTGAAGATTTCAGCCCGGCCTTGGTTCTCGTCTTCTTCCTGATCGGATATGATGAGCGATCCGACAACACGAGACATATAGTATTCAACCGTGCTGAACTCGTTCGTCTGGTCGATGGATACAGTATCGTAATACTGCATCGACTGCACATTGGGATTGAGTCCGGTGATGAGAGGATTGGTGATCTGCGGACCGCCATCTTCTGTCACCACCCGCTTCTTCGCGTGCAGATATGCACTGACCGTACCCGAGATTGCCGATGCCATAATCAGCTTGGCCCGGGAACGATCAAGCATCGAGTGAATGATCGTATCAAGTACCATGGTAATCACCCTTGTGTGTCTCACACAGGTTAACCGCGGTTCTCCGCAAGTATTTCCCGTATGATTGCATCGTATGACTTGGAGGGGTGGGCTACGCCAGCATTCTGCGTCCCATTCCCCCTGTCATTACCGCCCGGTGCCATACCTCTGCCGTTCGGTAAACTCCGTGACGGGTGATTGCCACGGGTCTGTTGACGTTGCTGCTGCCTCTGAGGCTGTTGAGGATTGAACGGATCAATCCCCTTCCGCATCAGGTGAAGTTGAAGCTTATCCCATATGGCACCCAGTGACATAGTTTGAAACTGGGGTTGCGACAGCACCGCATGAAAAATATTCATGAACGGTAAGGCTGCCGGAGTACTCTGGAAGAAACCTTCGACTTGCGTCTTGGCTTCATCAAGGTATCTTTGCTCGACTTTGGTCCTTTCAGTTTCCTGCTGTCTCTGTGCGGCAAAGTCCTGCACAGGTTTGACCCCCTTGGCAATCTCTTGACGAACCGTGTCAAGGATTGACTTGGAGTCTAAATTCCCACCGTCGAAGCCTAATTGTGTTATATCTATACCACTTAACGCAGCGCGTGTCAAGAGTGATTTTAACACGCCTACCGGGTCGGTCTGAGCCTGCTTGTAAAGCTGCCCAGCCTCCAAAAGTTGATCGGGTGGCAACTCGTAAGCATTGATCTTGGCTAATTGAGCCCTTGCTTCCGCAGCCTGCCGCTCGAAGTCCAGACCAATCTCAACCGCTCGATTAAGCTTGCCACGCTCCTGTTCTAGGTGCCCCTGAATGCGTCCCGAAGCACCTCGAATATAGTCGGTGGCCTGCTTATGTATACGCTGATATATCCGGGCCTCGCTCCCTGCGCGAGCAATAATCTCTCCTGTACGAGGATCAACCAAATTGCCTTTCTGGTCTCGTCGAAAGTCAGCCCGTGGATCGAACTGCATAGACCTTGCTCGAAGGGGGTCCTGCTGTTGCTGGGGAGTTGGTCGCTGTGGCTGCCGCTGTGCGGGTTGCTGTCGCTGGATTTCGGGCTCATAGTCTTCACCGTTCAGATTACTTTGCTGACGATCATCGCTAGGAAGATCATCACCAAAATCGCCATCATCACTAGGAAGGTCGTCGTCGCCAGTGGATTGCGGAGAAAGTTCTTCATCGGTCAGCCCCATCGAGTCCTTGATGGTATCCATCGCCGTCTTTTCGTCAAAGTCGCCTGCCATCTTTCTCTCCTGTGTGTGTCACACAACTATTGCAGTGGTTGCCCGGGTGGAGGTCCCCCGGCTGCCTGTTGTGGTGCTCCGCCTCCGTTTGCGCCTTTCATCTTCGCGACTTCCTGCTTGAGGAGCGCCGCGATTTGGTCCTGAGGCACGCCTTGTTGTGCCATCATTTCTACTCTCTGCTTTATCTCTGGCGGCAGGTTCGCCAGTTCCGGTGGAATGCCTCCTGCTCCACCGGGAGGTTGTCCTTGGGTCTGAGGACCGGGAGCATTCTGGCCGGGACCGGGAGGTTGCGCAGCCCCGGTAGAGTTGCCGCGCTGTAGGTTCGCGACCATCTCCTGCTCCATCAAGTCCCAGTCCTCAGGCTTAACAACAACCTCCGTAAACGCCTGTTCGAGAACACGTAACGCAACTTTCATACTCGTCATGGGCGCAGCCGATGCAAATTGACCAATGGCCTGCGCTACCTGAACAGCCTCTTTCTTCTTAAACACGGAGTTGGGCTTCTCCGACGTGCCCGGGACAATCTCCAAGGCAAATGACGAATTGTATCGATCCAGCGTCATATTCTGCCAGCCCTCGGCGATCTTCGCACCGACTAAACCAGCGACATCCTGTTTACTCATAAACTGAACACATTGTTCGAGGAGGGCTTTGCACAAATCAGCTAGCACGTCCTCGACCACCTCGATCTTCGCTCCCACACTCATCCGAGCGGCATCTTGATATGATTGTACCGAAGCTTCGTTTGTGTTCGTTTTGAATTGAACACCACGGATAGCATCAGAAGTATTCGATATGCGGTTAATCGAATTGATCGTCGGTTCTTTGTTGAAAAGAGCTTCGTACTGAAGACTCGGCGGAGCAAGAGCTTCAAATAGATCTTTAATTTTTGAGCCCTCGGGGACCTTGATGCCGACAACAGACTGCTCATCGACGAACCCCCTTCTCAAAGCCTTCTGCAAGATTTCAGCGTCCTGCGAGGACATCTTCTGTGAGTTGTAGAATATGAAATTGAATATCGAGTTTCTAATTCTCGATACCTGCCTGTTGATCTGATTGATCTCGTCCTGTTGATCTAGATAATACGATACCTCTCCAACAGTTGTGGTTTGTCCTGTAGACAGACCAAATCCAATAATGAAATACGGGAAAAATCGGGTAGTCTTAGTAAGGTCATCCCATACCCAGAGTGGATATGTCCAATCATCAGCCGCGAACAAAGCAGTTCTCCGGGTGGCTTTGTCCCAAAGGACCCAACACTCAGTAAAATACATGCCCCTGTAACCAGAAACTTCCTCATTTTCTTGCATTGAAGTTTCGCCGGAAAGCGACTCAACGACCAGACCGAACGCATCATCTTTAATTCCAGTTCCCGATCCAGATGAGAAAACGGCCTTATGGGTTGGTTTGAAAATGTAATACCAGCAATCCTCATCCTGATCTTTGCGAGTAAACTTGTACTTGAGAAAGCTCGTCGGGATGTAACACCGCTCGAACATCCACGTCGCATCAGTGCCGTCTGGCATTTCAGCAACCGGATCAACAACGAGGTTTCGTGCCATAACGTTGGAAAGCTTTGGTCCACTTGGCTCAAATACTTCCACAACGGCTTCGATTGCTGCAAGTTTGCCATAAGCGTTCTCCAGTTGCTTGGCATTCTTCGCTGTCGAGATTTCATCTGTGACTCGCGCGAGTTCTTCCATCATATTCTCAACGGAGTCCTCTTTGCGCGTGTAGTCCAGTTTCAACACGCCAAAATTCGTCATCAGCGCAACGCCGACAGCCTTCTTCACCTTGGGTTTGCAATTCAGGAGGTTCTTGCCTTTGAGCAATGCGTTCAAAAGAGAATGCGCGCACTGCGAGAACTTCTCGTCCTCTTTGTCTGTGGTGTTTACAGCAATATCAGGCTCACGGCCATAAACAGCAGGAAGCATGACGTTAACATTTGAGTATACAACATTCTCCGTAACGTCACCTCGACTAAAGACTCCCTTTGAACTACCAGAGACTCGGTTCTGGTGGTTATTATAATATGCAAAACATTGTTCCCACGACTCGTAAATGAGTTCATTCGCAGTGAGTGCGGCGTCAAGTTTATTTCGCCAAAGCGAGCCAAATGCTTTGGTAACAGGAATGCGAGAGTCAGGATACATCTGATACGCTGGAATTTTCTTATCAGGCTCCGGCTGCTTACCATTGATGTACTCATCGACATCGAACAACTCCCCTTGCGGATCATCGGGCTGGTCAAAATCAAATTGTTCACTCATCGATGCACCCTTATGTGTGTGTCACACAGACTAAGCCCGACGATTTACGGTGCCGTCATCATTCAATTCATGCCAGAACATCCAAGGCGGGATCACAGCCGACTTCGGTATCTTGATCTCACTTGGGTCAGGCAGATGTGAGAGCATATACTTCAGCGTGTCGAGCGCATGGTCGTCACGATCAATCGGCTTGTCCAGCATATCGCCTAGAGTTGACTTGTCCCAATAATAGTTGGTAATTTCGTCTTGGATAAACTCAAGATCATCCACGAAATACAACAAGGGTCCTGAGGGTGCGCCTGTAATAAGGTGCGGATGCGTGGGTTGATCCCCAAGATATGCACCCACCTTCGCAACACCCGTGATGATATCGTTATTGGCGGGCCGACACTCCATTCCTGCATCCCAGAGTAATTGGGACAAAGGCGTGCCAGTATCAATGTGCTTTTCAATGACCTTGGTCTTGAAGATTGCGGGATCGGCCCGAATTTCGTCTTCAATATTAATAAGATGTGCGTACTTTCGTCTGATCTTTTCGACCATCTTAGGTTGTTTAGTGTAGTGACAGTTGCGCTCATAATAGCCGTCAATGATGATAACTCGCCCCCAATCATCCACATACCCCAAGAGATAACACGAGGGTGAGGTAAGGCCGAAGTCGTATCCTTCAAGAGCAATAACACGAACGTGCCTCCTCTGCATCTCCCAGAGATGGTTCATAGCTTGTTCGCGGGTGATGAGATGCTTTATGTCCTCGAAGTCCTGATAAACCAGTCCTTCATAGGCTGCCCACTTACCTTCCAAGAACCTATCGCGCATTTGACCGCGATATGATGCCTCAAGGGTCCTCAAGAAGTCCTCTGTCAAATTCTCTCGATTGGTATACGTTGAGCCTTCAATAATTTCAATGATCGGCAACCCTGTAACAGGATGCGACAACAAATTCTCAGTACGCCTTCCAGAACGCTTAAATGTATGTACCGGCTTAATTAACTCTTTGTAGACCCAATTTGACGTCGGATTGCTAGTAAGCATGAGCCATCGTGGCCCGCTATCAGGCATAGTGATGTCTTCTTCTCCATCCGGGCGATACGGAGCTTGACCACGTAGTCGCCCCATGAGGTCCAGTAAATCTTTGTGTACGATCTCGGGGTCTTCGATTTGATCGATCCCAATCCAATCATAGGTAGCGGAAAGAAGGTTCGATGTTGTTGAACCATCGACATTCTGCTTCCCCCGCTGTGATATATATCGGAAATTGACCACCGTGCCATTCGACAGGTAACAGGTGTTGTCATCCTGTGTCGGCATTTTCTTGATCCAGTCTGGTGGACACCACTGGAAAAAGACTTTGCGCAACGTATCATTCAACTTGGGGTAAGTTGACCGGCCAAGAAGACCATTCGAACCGGGATACGCTGCGCAAAGCTTGAGTGCTTTGATGACGAGAGCGGTTGTCTTACCGTTGGCGAACCCGCCACCAAAGAATTGTATCTTCGCACGGCAGCGGTCAAACTGCCAGTGAGTCGTGCCTTTACGAAGCTTGTAATTGCCTTGAGACATGTGTGACTCACACAGACTATTCAGCGCGCCATCCGTACGTCCAAGGTGCCCATGCCGGTGCGGCCGGACTGCCCAGAGCTACAATGCACGCTTTGGCTGTGGAGTCATATACGATCTCACCCGCGTATAATGCGGTAGCAGGAGGCCCTGCATTCGATCGATTGGGGGTTGTGAGCGGGACGTCTACAGGTTCACTCGGTCGGGCTAGGTTCTTGACTATGGCCATTTAACGCTCCCACTTCCGTCGTGAGTTGAATGTTCAAATCCTTGCCATTGCCCAGATCGTCTAGCACTTGAATACGCAAAACATTCTTCAGTGCGATCTGTTTTTCAGCAACGGCTTTCGGTGCATATCCGCCTCGATCCATCAAGTCCATTGACGCGCGAAGCCGGTTTGTTTCCGTCTTACCATGCGCGCTTACTGTCGCGATAGTATCCAGCGCACCATGGCTGTATGCCGCGATGCGATGGGCGATATTGTCGCTATCGGCTGTTATTATTTCACTGCCAATCAGATCGAGATACTCGGAATAAGCTGCACTTTTCCGAATTTCTTCCAATTCAACAACGGTACATTTGAGAGCGTTCGCCACCTCCCTATCACCGACACCAAAAAAAGAATAAAGCATAAGAGCGCCAATTGCGTTCATCATATTGGATGCCGCTGGCAACTCATTCATGTTCCTACGACGTTTCCCCCTGAACGTCACTGGATTAATCTTGGTATCCTCTTTCACCCTTGGAATAAAATCCGCAGGCAGTAACGGAGCGACTTTCGTCCCATCCGGTGCTACCCACGGATCACCTACGCGTGCGAGAACCGGCTTCACCGCTTTAGGCAAAGCCGACTCTCGCCTCGTTCGAGGCTTGTAGCTCTTAGGGGGCTTCGACACTACAAACCTCAGGCTGCGTCAGGATCGTCCGGCTCCGGCTCGTCGGAGTTCACGACTTCACCGTGCTGCTCCTCGACAACCTCGTCGGGGGCTGCTTCCAACTGAACCGTGGCGGGATTGAACGTGAACGCCCGGGTGCCACGACGCTCGGGGTTCGGGTCCATCAGAGTACCAACTTTCATCGTTCTCTCCTGTGTGTCACACACATAAAAAGATCAGCGAGTACCGAGCGGGTTTCGGTCCAAATTCACCGCTTGCGTCGGGGTGGAGTTCGGCGCCATCGTGAGCGCGTTGCGAATATCGGTCACGTCCTGCGCGACCGTATTCCGATTGACCACGTAGGTCTGCACGATGTTTCGCTTGCCGCCCATCTCGGGGCTGGGCTCGATTTCGGCTGTCCAGTAGGACGCCAACGTGCCCGGAACTGCTCCGAGCAAGGTATCCAAGACAGAGCGAAGTGCAAATTCGCCCTTGTTACTGAGCGCCTGAGCCATTCGGCGAGTGAAATGATCGGTGATCTTCGGCCCGATAGTATCGAGCGTGCTTCCATAACCTGCATGGAGACCGCCCTTAACTGCTGCTGTAAACCTCATGACAATCTCCTCGCGTTGTTAAAAGGATGGGGAGAGCAGCCAAAGGACAGGAACCTTGGCCACCCTCCCCGGAAAGATGCGTCGCTGGATCGCCACATCTTCCTGTGTGTGTCACACAGAGTTTTTCACTCAACGCATAACACCCACGAGATTATATTCTACCATACTCAAAACCCCTGTCAAGGACTATTTTCTGTGTGAGTCACACATGTATATCAATTTGATAATGGGGGTTCCGTGCGCGAGGGTGCGACATATCGTCGCAGGGAGCGATAGGGGGTTGACATATGATATACAAATGTGATATGATGCCGCTACTTCATGCGATCATAGAGAAGAAAGCGAAGGCGAAGGCTACGTGGCGGAGTCCTATATTTTGACAGGAGGTCTGTGTGACACACACATACAAGATGCTGGATCAAGAACTAAATAAACGCAATGAAACTCACTATCAACGATACTATTATCGAACACAATCAATGCGTATTAACCTCGGCGCTGCCAAAGAGTATGGACACGCTCAGGCTCATGAGAAGTTCGGAGACGTTAAGATAGGAACACAAATACATGAGGAGGCACTCAAGTACGCCCTATGTCACTCCATCATGCGAATACGCAATATAAAACTAGACAAGGAAGATAAGTTCGACCTTATCTCAATCCTTATTAAAGACTGGCGATATGGAGTTCAGGAGAGGGCCAAGAGATTCGAAGCCATGGCAAAGCGTAAGGAAGTTATAAAAGAGGTGGCCGAGAAACGTCAAACGTTCCGATATCCGGGAGCGTAATCCCGCCGTAACACCGGCACCGCCCTCTTCTCCCTTAATGTACCCACAGAAAAGCCCCCGAGGATCACTCCCCGGGGGCTTATCATTTGATCTAGGACCCAGAGTCCCATATCGATCATTTGACCTACATCATACTCGCCGAAGGCGCGGTCGTCAACCCTTAATTTCAATATATAACTGCGTCATATTGTCGCACCCCCTGAAGTCACAATCCTGTGTGACACACACATACTATAAGTAATAATAGCAATAATAATGCCATCCGATCACCCGTAGGCCCCCCCCTTCGGGACCCCCGCAAATGTCAAATCACGAATTGTTACAGTTTGTAACAAAGGGGGAGGTACGGGGGTATGTGGTATGCGTCCAGCGCATGGCTGGAGTAGGTATGCATTCCTAGCATAGGTCGATTTTCCTAGTACTTCCGAAAACCGGAAATGTCCATTTTGGAAAATCCGAATATTGTGACATAGCCCAGGCATCGCTTCGGTTATTCGTAAGAGCGCGAGTCCACACACGCGCAGGCATCCTTTGGTTGTTAGGTATGAAAACCTATTGTGTGACACACACGGTTTAGCCGATATGCGTTTTGAGATTGTCAAGAGGTGAAATTTGGGTGGTGTGGCGATTTGTCACATTTACGGGTTTTGTCCGCGCCTGTCGGCGCATGGTTTCAAGGTACTAGATGTTGTATGCTTTCCGATTTTCAGAACACAATATATAGACATTCAATTAGAGCGTCGTGGGTGCGTTAAAAAATCTTTTTGGTACGAATACCTAGCTAAGGCGAAACCCTACTCCAGAGGCTTCTAATCGCGTTTAAACGCCTATTGGCTAAAAGTTGTGTGTGTCACACAAGATTGTAACAATACGTGATTAGACGCGTTTTGCGGCATTTCGTAAAACCGTGGCTGGTAAGTGATTTGGTCCACCGGCCTACGGGTTTCCGGTTCCCCTCTTCAGACTGCCGGGCTTTTTGACATTGTTAAGGTTTCTTGAGGCTTTCGTTAGCCGCGCGGCGTGCATTATTCCCGCACCCGTTGCCGTCTCGATTGCTCCAACCAAATGCTAGCTAGGCGAGTATCGCGCACGCTGGCGTGGCTCAAATGTGCCAAGCATCCTAACGCGTTAGGGTGCTTTAAGTCGTTGCGGCTAACGTAAGCCTCAAGAACAAATCAGGGGATAGGAACATGACAGAACGGATGCTTTTAGAGGCATTGGTTGAACACCATGGAATTTATACCGTGGTCGATATGCTCCAACAAATCTGCGACGCCAAAGCGGCCGAAATGGCTGCATATGGCGATATCGCGCAAGCCAAGCGGTTTGCGCGGATTGCAGCGCAATTGGAGTGTAAGGAACGTGTTTAGCGTTTTCGCGCTAGCCATTGTCCTAGCCAAGGCTGACAGCCTCCCGATAACCAATTTCGCAGCCAAGTGGCGCTTCAACGCTACGCAACTCGAAAACGTTTCCCAATCGTTTCCGGCAGATTGGAAAAACGTCATTCAAAGCCGGTTTAGCAAAAGGAACTAAAATTATGCCTCGTTTCATCACCGCCGCTGTGATCGTCGCCAGCTTGCTTTCCATTTCCGCCGCACAGGCGAAAGTCGAAAAGCAGGTCACGCGAACGGTTTGGGAATTGTCGGATTTTCCGGAGTTGGAAAAGAAGGCGACGGCGGTCTGCGAAAGCACGACGTTGGTCAAGAGCGACCGGCTCAAACGTGCTTGCAGCGAAAAGGCGTTTCCCCGTGTCACCAAGGCCGGTATGTTCTATAATACCGGCTATGGCGCGGAGTTTAACGCTCTCATTCGCCAGTGACACCGGCTAGGGAATAGGTCCAAATCGGGCCTATTCCCGGCGGCATGGTGCGGCGCAACAGGTTTTGAGTTGCGCTGCACCATGTGGCCATTTAGTGACAGTGTTGCCCAAAAGCCACACTGTCCTTTTGCTACGCGTTGCATGTTCCCGGACGAAAGCCAAGGCTTGCGTGACTGGACCTATTCGCTTGTGTGTGACACACATATGAATTTTTTGTGAAATTCAGGGCTTGACAAGTCCGCCCAGATGTGGGTTAATCAGGTTTGGTACACTGGAATATGTACCGGACCGGGTTTCGCGTCATGTGTGACACACACAAGCCGGAAAGCCGGATTGTGGAAAGGCAAACATCCCGTTTGCTTAACTTTGGAGACAGGAAAATGGCTAAGACTACATCCCCGAAAACAGGAAAGGCGAACAACATGGCCAAGAGTGCAGCTAGTGCGAAGCCAATGGCGAAAGATACGTCAAAGGCAGTCGTCGCTTTCGTTGACCCCAAGGCGCTTGCGCCAAAGGGTGAAGGCGAAAAGGTCGTCAAGGCGCTTTGTTCCAGTGCGGCGCAAATCGACGAATTGGAACAAAAGCTTTCAACGGCCAAGCTGAACAAAGGCGCGGCGTTGTCAGCAATGACACAGCTATTCATCGTCGCCGGTAAGGCTGATAAGCAAATCAACTTTGCCGTGGTGAACAGCGAAGACAAAAAGGCGAAAGAAAAGCTTTTCGATCGCCTGCGCGCTGTGCTGGGAATTATTGACGTCCGGATTAACCCGGATGGAACGGAGGTCCGCACCCAATCGGCATGGGCTGACGAAATGTTCCCGCGTATTGGCGAAACGGCCAAGAATACAAAGGAAGGCGATACCTTTGTAAGCCGGGAAACCAATCGCGCCAATTTCTCGGCACGTATTCGTGAGGCTGCGAAGGGTGCTTTTGGCGTGCTTTCCAATGGCATCACGTCGGAGATTGACAAAGCCTCTGGCAAGCTTGCTATCAGCGGCAAGGCGGTGCGGGAACACTTCAACCAAGACCGGGTTTTGCTTGATGAAAGGCAGAATTTTGAAGCTGACGGCAAAACCGTCAATCTCAAAGCCAAGCCTTCCATTACAGAATTGGGTCGTATGGGCGGAGCCGTGGTGCGGCAACGCGGCGGTGCTGCACCGTCAAGCGTAAACGTCAGCAATCCTGATGCAGTCGCGGAACGGATTGCCTCTTGGCAGAAGATTGTCGAAAGCCTCGGCAAGGTCGCCGGCAGGCTTGACGACAAAATCTTGTCCGCTCTTGATAACCTCGTTGAAGCTATCGAGAAAGCGCAGGAAGAAAACGCAACCAAGGCGGCCGCTTAACGCTTAGACTACTTTCCCCCTTGTGTGACACACACAAGGGGGAAAATTTATGTCTTGACATGTGTATATCAGTATAGTATACTGCTTAAACTGGAACACTTGCAGGACAGGGAACCCCATGGGCAATTGCAGACACTTCCCGGACGCCGACGACCACTGCGTTATATGCGCGGACGCCGCTAAGAACCTTTTCGTGTTGGGTGGCACGATAAACTTTGAGACGCGTGACGAGGATTTCGCGGACGGAACTCCCCGGACGCTCGCGGACCTACAGGATTACATTGCGGTGGTTATTGAGGGCAAACCTCAAGCCACCTCGTTTGTATTTTGTGTCGTACGCAAGTCTGTGTGACACACACATGACAACGCACCCAATCCCTGAAATCAAATGCACTGTGTGTGAGAGCGTACTCAATCACGCATCAGATGGCAAAACAGATAGCTCCCCCGGCCCGGGGGATTTCACGTTCTGTCTTTACTGCAAGCATCTAATGGCGTTTGGTGAAGATATGAGGCTTAGGGAGTTAACAGAGCAGGAGAGAGCAGAAGCAGAGATCGACCCCGTTGTAGCGGAAGTGCGTGAGTACGCAGATTACATTTCAAAGATGATTAAGAAGAGGCATTAATGATATCGCTACAGCGTATGCGAGAATTAGCTAAACGTGAACAACCTACAGGGATTAAGATCATGAAGAAGATCACCTTACCCGGAACGGAGACTAAAATGCGATCAAGTGAGAAGTTGGCCGAGGCACTGCACGCGATTGGGCTGGATGATATGGCCGCAAAGGCTGAGGCATTTGCCTATGATGACTTCAAGTCCGAGAGCGCCGCGCCCATTATGGACTTGGTGAATGAGTTGGCACGCGTGGGTTCCGTGGACGCATTGGCGCTACGCAAACGTGTCATCGACGGCGAGTTTGACAGTACTGCGGAGGAGAGTGAAGAATGGGCCAAGAGCCCGGAAGGTCAAGAAGCGATGAACATGCTAATCAAAGGGCGTTAGCGGTTCAATATTCAATAGGTTTCCGTCTGCATTGGATTGACATATTCAATGATAGTGCAGGCGGCGAGTGGATATTCAGTTGGTTCAATCCAGAACCATATCACATATGGAGGAGTGTAAAATGGCCTCAGAAGTATACCTAGTGACTAAGGCGAATACCGCTGACAGGTGGGCATTCGTAAACGAGGTTGACATACTTCCTTCATTAGAGCTAACCTATAGCACGATCGATCATGTGATTACTAAGATCGATCGCACGCTGTATGTAGCAAGAGTGACGAGGGAAGATGTCATCAATACAGACGTGTTCACTGTGCAACGTGTCCCATTGCTGGAAGCTGGCGCACACTTGTAGTCTGTGTGTGTCACACAAGACAGGAGATCGAGAAGTGGAAATTACTAAGGCGACTATGGAAGAGGCTCTGCCGCATATCATGGCGGCAGAGCGACAACTGGAAACGCTACGGTTCTTCGTAGCTAACAAGGACAGGCTTAGTCTGGATGCGCGTGTCCCTGTTTACTTCAACCACCTAGTTCGAGCAGTGTCTGCCATGCAGCAACTGTTCTATGATCGAGAGGAGTTTTCGGAGCTATATGCCCGGACACTCGCAGAGGTATCGAAGGATCGAGAATATCACTTCGCTATCACGAAGGATCACGACGGCAATATATTCTTTGACACGCATGGTCTGTTACCGCTGGAAACGGTGCAGCGCCACATGCTCTTGACAGGAGGAATTAACGATGCAACCATCACGGTTTCGGGACCAGATTACTCTCGATCCAAAGAGACTACATAAGTTCGTAGCTCTCGACAATCTCACATCACAGATGCCTCTGATCGAGGTGCTTAGCAAGGTCGTGCGTATATGGGTGGCGTACGACCTTGCCCGTGTGTGTGGCACATACATCGAAGTCCGCAGAAGCGGAGAGGTTGTGTGTGTCACACAGTACGAACATGACCGCACCCAGAAAACGGTGAGGCCAGCAGATGAACAGAGAGAACCTCGCAGACTTCGTAAGAAATCGAAACAACGTGCTAAGGACGGGCGACCCAAACAAGCTAAGGGAGTTTATGCGCGAGCGAAACATGCCCGTCCCAAGAAGCAACGCCGCAATGGAAGTGTTGCTGCATAAGACCACAACCGTATCCACGCTCCCACGCGATTACAAACTTAAGTCTCAGCAATGGCTTAAGGATCGTGGATATGAGACGATTTTGGACGATGATAACATAAAATGAGGTGAAAAATAGTGCTTGACATCAAAGATGTATTGCTTTAATATACTAAAATTGTGCAGTTTGTGTATCGATTGTAGACCAATTACCAACCCTGTGTGACACACACAGACCGACAGGAGACTGGATATGCCTAAGCTTGAGAAACTACGAGTGTCATTCGATCTGGATGCGAATGTACTCGCGAGAGTATTGATGGAACAGAACAGCGGCTTCAATATCGAAGCGTATCAGCCCGCTGTTGTTAAGAAGGAAGTGGCGGTAGAACCCGCAGGACTGCTAGAGGATCAATCGAGGTTTACACTTCGTGCGTTGGTCCTCTCACGTTTGAGACACACAGGCAAGCCCACGCCGCTTGCCGATCTGCAAGCCCTTGCAGCGAACAACGACCGTGATCCCAAGGCATTGTCCAACCTCTTGTGGGTATTGTGTACCAAGGGATTGGTCCGGCGTACCTCACCACACATGTACAAAATCACACCGCGTGGCATGAAGTGAGTTCCCTGCATTGGTGGCGGGAGCGGGGTGTGTTATACACCCACGTCCCGCCTTACGGCATGTATAGCATTCGCAAACATAGCCGTGGAGTTCGCCGCGTATACCTCAATCAAGACGGTACGACCTATTATGGCACGGAAGTAGAATGCCAAAAGGCTGTTCAGCGTGTCGTCAATAGTATGGAGCTTGGCCGTGAGCAAAGGGCTTAGTCTTTACAAGTCGTACTCTTTCAGGGATAAGGACCCGGTGATCGATGAGGTACGTACTCTTTTACAAGACAGCGAACAGTCATATAAGGATGTCCATACGGCTTCGGGAGTCAGCGTCGGCACCTTACACAATTGGTTCGAGGGCACAACCAAGAAACCGCAGTATGCTACTGTCATGGCTGTGGTTCACGCTCTTGGCTATCGTTCCAAATTCATCCGCAACCGTAAACCTGTGTGAGACACACAATGTCATTCCATTACATTCCGAAGAAGCCTGTGACTTGGACGTTCCACCACCACAGAATGACCAACGAGCATTTAGGTATGCTCGTGAACTGGCTGGACGAGGAGGACGAGAGGGGTGCAGCAGCCCAACTGGACAGCCACTATCCATATGGCGGGTTTAGCAAATACCCAATCAAAGGGTATACCAAACACGGAGAGTATAACCTGAAGTATCCGGGTGATCCTCTCTTGAAGCCACTTGCATCAGTCAAGCTGCGCGATGAGCTGGTGTGTTTCTACGAGAGTGAACAAGTGGCAGTGTTCCAGCCTGATGGATCGTTCGTGGTCGCAAGGTTTGACTGATGCAAGTACTTGTGGTCCTCGCAGCATTGACGCTGGCCGAGGACTTCGTTGACAGATGGCCACACCCTGTGGCAGTTGATCCGGCTCCCATCGTGGAGCCGGAGAAACCCAAACCTCGTGTGACACACACAAGAAAAAAGCGTGCAGTGTTTGTGTGTCACCGGCAGTATTACTATCGACACAACTATCGATACTGGAGATGCAAGCGATGACACAACATGACAGTCACGTAA